GCAGTAGTGGATCTAGTAGTTTAGGTCATAGACACAGACGTGTCTTGCCTGGCATAGCTTAGTCCTGAGCTAACTTCTTAAAGAACTCCAACGACTCATCGTCGTCATCGTCCGAAGAAACTTCTGGTGCAGGAGCTGGTGCTACTGCTTCTCTAGGAGCTACCGGTGCTGGAGCTTCAACCATTGCTGGCTTATCAGCTGCAGTACTTGTTGGTGCTGCTCCTTCTAAACCAAGTACTCTATTGAGCTTAGCTTGAAGTTCTTCATAAGTTTTGAAGTTGCTAGGGTTAACGAACTCTTGCAAGGAGTTTTCTGATTTCCAGATACCTTCTAATGCAGCGTCGTCATCAAGCAATGGTGCGGATGGATCAAACTCTGACTTATCATAGTTCCTGTAACCTTCTACATTCCTAATTTTAAGTTTGAAGTCTGCGCCTTCCCATAGGTCGAATGGGTTCATTGGACTCTCGTCTTGAAACTGAGGGTTCATTGATTCATTCAGTTTGTCAAAGATTTTCTTCCCGTACTTGTACAAGAATACTTTACCTTCGTTCTCAGGATGTGCTGGATCTTTAACAACATAGATGTTAGAGATGAAAGACAAACGTCTCTTCTGCTTTCTAACTTTATCTTTGTTGGAATCGATGCCACTGTTCCACAACATTGAGTTGTACTCAGATACTGGGTCTTTCTGACCTAGTGTTGTGAGTGAGTTTTCGATAAACCAACCACCAGGTCCTTGGAACCCGTGATCCCAGATTCTTACGAAAGGCACATCTTCTTCAGATGGCTCAGGTAGGAATCGGATAACAGCATAACCGTTCCCAGCTTTATCGACATCTGGTTTCCAGAATCGATCGTCGGGACCGTTGTGTTGTTTGGCGTTTGAGTTTAGCTTGTTAATCTCGGTAGTGAGGTTAGCAAAGCCTTCGGTGCGGTTGCGCTTAAGCGCTGCAAATGTATCAGTCATTGTGTTTCTCCTGTATGCGATGTATACGTTATATGCGTTATATTATTTAAAGCGCTCAGTTACGATTGCCTTATACTTATTTATGTCAACTGACATGAAGGGACGGTAATTAATTGACTTTGTTTTGACTTGTGGCCATATAACATCATCATGTAACACTTTGTCCCAATACTTATAATTATACACCATCATGTCTATTAAAGTCAACGTTTCAATGCAAATATCTTTGCGCATGTATAATCTAAGTAAATATGGATGTTCATTCTCTGGAACGATTATGTTCGCATCGAAGTCATCCTTCATTTTAGATAAGTCTTCCTTGAAAGTGTAAGTTAGCGACTGCTTTCGTTTACGGTATTTTTCATATACCTCAGTGCACTTGTCGTCTCTTAGTTGACCTATCCAAAAATCGTTGTCGCCATCTAAAAAGTTGGCGAGTAAGAACTCCTCTACATGCTTCTGTTTAGATAGCTTATAGAAGAAGTACTTGTCCTTTCTAACATCAAATGAGTGTTGATTCGCTTTCACTTTGCCATTGTACTTGTGATAGTCATAGCTATCACTAGTGAAGTGTCTCTTCAGTGCGAGATACTTTTGGTAAACTTCAAACGGTTCCACTATTTTTATTCTTCCGGCGTAACTTATCATAGGGGTATTATACCCTATAACGTCCTATTAGTCAATAGGTAATTTTGCGTTTCTTTCCTTTACAAGGTTTAGCTGTTCTGCCTCTTCATATAAAACAGCCTTGAGTTTTTGATTTCTTTGTATTAGTGATGCTATCGTCTCTGGCTCCACTTCTTCATTTCTTTCTAAAAAATCTTCGATAGCATCTAGGTGAGTTATTCTATGCTTAGACTTTCTCACTTCTTCTGTTATCATCTGTGCAAAGGAGGCCGAGCTCAGTAATTTTAATTCTACTTGATCGCTCATACGTACTCCCATTCCATGTCGTGTATTCTTTTTCTATACTTCCTATACGGATTAGTATTCCTAGTTCGAACGAAGTCAATAAGGTTCCTGGCTTCGTCCTGTTTCCAAGGGTCCTGTCTAATATACCAAGGCTCTCTCTTTGGATAGCTCACAACGATATGGTGTGACAGCTCCTCGGACAATAAACCGTAGTCCCAATGCTTGTGACCTTCACGACCTATTGAAAGAAAAAACTCTCCATCACCT